GTGGGCTCGGAGATGTGTATAAGAGACAGACTGTATATCATATTACTGATATATCTGTTAAGTATATTGGAGAGTATTAAAAAAGGGGACTCCCCATAGTCCCCTTACACCGAAAGGAGTTATGTTATGGCTTGTTATCATCCTCTCCGTGGTGCTTATACTAATGGTATAACATCTAATGGAAAAAGACAAGTAAAAGTTTTTCCCCATGCGGAAACTGGTAATACATATGTGTATCAGAATAGACAGAAACCTGAAGTATTTGATTGTAGTGATCATGTGTTCGATTCTCGTTATTGGAAACGTTTAGAAACATTCTTAATTCCCTGCGGGCAGTGTGTTGGTTGTCGTTTGGATTATTCTCGCCGTTGGGCAACCCGTCTTATGCTGGAATTGGAATGTCATACCAGTGCGTTTTTCGTTACATTGACTTATAATGATGATTGTGTACAGAGAGGAGACAAATTTGCTTATACCCTTGTTCCGGAAGATGTACAAAAGTTCTTGAAACGACTTCGCAAAAATCAGATGTCTCGTGGTATAGATATTAAAATAAGATTTTTTCTCGCTGGCGAGTATGGAGAAAAGTTCTACCGCCCTCATTACCACCTGATATTATTCGACTGGATTCCCCCGGATGATGATCTACAGTTTTTGAAACACAGTTTTAATGGTGATCCATATTATTACAGTCTGTCTTTACAGAAATTATGGCCATATGGAAATAACCTTGTAACTAATGTGTGTTGGAAGTCTTGCGCTTATGTTGCGAGATATATTCTCAAAAAACAGAATGGTCAGAAAGCTCGAGAGTATGAGGAACTTGGTATAATACCAGAATTTTCCCGAATGTCTCGTATGCCTGGTATTGGTAAGGAGTATTATGATTTGCACGCTAAGGAGATGCTCGATCTTGGATATGTACAGATGCCTGACGGTCTTCAAGCGCCTATTCCTCGCTATTTTGACCCCTTCTTTGAGATGGACTACCCTGAGGAGTATGAAAAGCTCTCAGAAGACCGAATTCTGACCGCTAAGATGATGCAACAAGTGAAAGAGTATGCTACAGAGTTAGATTACTTTGAACAGTTGCTGATTGATGAAGATGCTAAGAAATTTAAAGCTAAAAAACTTATCAGACCTGACATTTAGTTAGGTCTTTTTAAATTGGAGAAATTGCCATTTGACAATACCCCCCCCCGGTATATAATTGTACATATTATACAGAAAAGGAGAAATGTTATGGCTAATGAAAGAATGTCTAACCGAAGTAAAGACCGTAAAGTCTTTAAAAAAACCGCAGACCGTACTAAAAAATTAAATGTACGCCCCTTACTTTTTCGTGGAGGTATCAGATTATGAAAGAATTACACAACCTTATTTATGCTTTTTTCGACGATGTGTCCGGTCACGTAATGCAGTATTATATTTGTCCCGACCCGGTATGGGCGGAACGTACCTTTAAAACGCTGCTGTCTCAGATTACTTGTGGAGAACCCCGCGAATTTTCTTTCCGTCTTGTCGGCGCTCTGGATGAGCTTGGTATGATCTGGATGGATGAACTTATTCTGGACGCCCAGAAAAATGGTATTGACCTTAAAAGCCACATGAAAGGAGTAGATTATGAGCCAAAAGTGGAAAACTATGTATGATGCTTATAATGACCCTGATCCTGTTAATTCGTGCCCTGGTAATACTATGCGACCTGAGTTTAAGTTATCTGTTGGTAAGGACGGAAGAAAGTGTCTTACGAAAATTAGGGATATTGATATTTCTGCATACATTAATAGTTTTGCTCCCGGGTGTGATATGTCTGTTATCTTAAATAAATTGCAGGCGGGATTGATTCCTACAGGCTTTGATGAAAAGAGTTGTGTGGATTTATCTATGCTTCCAAAAGATGTTGTAGATGCTATGCAAAAAACCCGAGAATTTAAAAATCAGTTTTCGGATTTCCCACCAGAAGTACAGGAGTTGTTTAATTATGATCCGAACCTCTTTATTCAGTCGTTTATTGACGGCTCTCTGGAAGATGCTCTTAATACTCTTAGATCAGCAGACCCACCAGCAGACCCACCAGCAGACCCACCAGCAGACCCACCAAAGGAGTGATGATTTTGGAATTACTATTTGTATTAATATTATTAATATTGTTTGATATTGGTCTTAATGTATCTTGTATCTGTATGCTTGGAAAGGAGTGCTAAATGGCTTATTCAAAAAATTTGATAGATAGTAACAGTTTTTTCTCCTCGTATCAGTCTGATCTGGAACGTCCTCGTTCCCGTTTTGACCGTTCGAGTACTGTTAAGACCTCATTTAATGTTGGAGACCTTGTTCCGTTTTATGTGGATGAAGTTCTCCCGGGAGATACGTTTGATATTGAAACTAGTTTTGTAACACGTCTTCAGACGCTTATTACACCCCCCATGGATGATTTATTTCTGGATATGTATTATTTTTATGTACCTTCCCGGCTCTGTTGGACACACTGGAAAGAATTTATGGGAGAGAGTACTACTGCTTGGACTTCTGACGTTACTTATCAGATTCCACAGCTTGTGGTTGATGCTTCTGAACCCAATAAAAAAGCTCTTCCCGGCTCTTTGTTGGATTATTTTGGTGTTCCCCTACAGTTTGGAACTCGTCTGGAAATTTCTCGTTTGCCGATTAATGCGTATAATTTGATCTGGAATGAATGGTTTCGAGATGAAAACCTACAGGATGAAATCTTAGTGGATATTGATGATGGCAATGTAAATTTTGACCCGGATAATTCCGCTAAAGGTGGAAAACTTTTAAAAGTTAATAAGCTTCATGATTATTTTACCTCGGCTCTTCCTAGTCCCCAGAAAGGTGATGATGTTACAATTTCATCTTTGTTTGGAGATATTCCGGTTGTTACCAGAGATGGAAAAGGACTTACTGGAGTTCACCCGGCTATGCAGATTAAACAGCAAAATGGTAGTTTTTCTAATACAGACTATTCATATGAACCATTGTATAAGGTTGGTCATGGTTCTACTCTGCCTACTTATCCAGATGGCTATACTACTGTCGGTATTAAATCCGGAGATACTAAGACAGGTACTAGTTCGGACTTTCCTTCTTGGTCTGGTATTTATCCATCTAATCTTTTTGCAGATACATCTAATGCTGATCCGCTTACTGTTAATAGTTTGCGACTTGCTTTTGCTACTCAGCAGATGTTGGAGACGGATGCGCGTTCCGGCTCTCGTTATATAGAGTTGCTTCGTGGTCATTTTGGTGTTATTTCCCCGGATGGTAGGTTGCAGAGGCCTGAGCTGTTAAGTGCTAATCGTACTCGTATTAATGTACATCAGATTGTCCAGCAATCTGAATCTAATACTACTCCTTTAGGTACTACGGCTGCCATGTCGCTTACATCGGATACAGACGGTAGTTTTGTTAAATCTTTTACAGAGCATGGCTTTGTTATTGGAGTTATGTGTGCTAGATATAATCATACATATCAGCAGGGTTTAAATCGTATGTGGTCCAGGAAAGATAGGTTGGATTATTATTTTCCGATTCTCGCTAATATTGGTGAACAGCCTATTTACACCAAAGAGTTGTATTATTACAATGATGGCTTTGATTCCCTGGATGAAGTTTTTGGTTATCAGGAAGCTTGGGCAGATTATCGCTATAAGCCGTCTATTGTTACTGGAGAAATGCGTTCCGGTATTGACAAGTCATTGCAGTCCTGGCATTTTGCAGATTATTACCAGTCTAAGCCTACATTGTCGGCAGATTGGATTGCAGAGGATAAAACCAACGTTGACCGTACACTTGCGGTTACTTCCAAACTTGCTAACCAGATTTTTGGAGACTTTTATGTTAAGAATTTGACTACCAGGGTAATGCCTGTACATTCCATACCCGGCTTAAAGGTACTTTAAAATTTAAGATTCTGTAATTGTTTTGTAATAATATGTCACGACAGGGACAGACTATCACGTCTGTCCTTGATTACTATTTGCACGCAAAGATATAAGCAGTCAACTTCCTTTTTGGCACAAAAAGGTGGTTTACGGCTTATATCAGGCGTGCCAGAAAGGATAAATATGACAGAAGATCAATTATTTAATAAAATATCTTCAATTTCAGCTCAGAATACTGCTAAGTCTCAGGAGTTTGCCCGTGAGGAAATGAAGTTCAACGCCCAGGAAGCTGAAAAGAATCGTAATTGGCAGGCTCAACAGTCTGCCACTGCTCATCAACGAGAGGTTGCCGACTTGCAGAAAGCCGGACTTAATCCGGTTCTTGCCGCTGGAGGTTCCGGTGCTCAAACTGGTTCTGGTGCTACTGCTTCTGGTGCTTCCGGAAAAGTTGACGAATCTGTAGTCCCTGCTCTTACGTCTATTATTGTTAATCAGCAGAATAATGCGAATGCCCAGGCAATTGCTAATATGCAGAGAGAAGCTACCCTGGAAGCTGCCAGGATTAGCCAGGCTACTGCCCTTCGTACAGCAGAGATTCAAGCAAGCGCTTCACGCTTTGCTGCTCAATCTTCTGCTTCTGCTGCTTATAATTCTGCCTTGCTAAGTTCCCAGGCTAGTAAGTATTCTGCTGATCGGAGTTATGCAGGTACTAAATATAGCAGTAAGACAAATGCTAAGTCTAATAAATATACAACAGATAAAAATGCTAAAGTTACGAAACGTGGACAGAACGCAAGTTTTATCTCAAATCTTGTAGGTAGTGCTTCCAGCTTGCTTGGAAAAATTTTTGGGTAAGGTATTGACATATTTCTACAGAAGCGTTAATATATGTTTATAACATAGTAAAGGAGGTGTGATAGATATGACGTCGCATGAAATTTGTAAAAGACTTGGACTTACGCAAGGTCAATTTGCAGACAGATTTGAAATTCCTCTCGCTACTG